AACTATATTTACAATACTACAACAGATGTATTACCTGTAAACTTAGAACTATTGGTGGCTCAGGCTGCCTTAGAGAGTGCATGGGGTAATAGTAGATTTGCCATAGAAGGTAGAAATCTATTTGGTATTCGTACATATGATTTAAGAGAACCACATATGTTACCATCTAATAACCCTAAGAAATGGGGTGTAAAGGTGTACATGCATGAATGTGATTCAGTACAACACTATATTAATATCCTAAATAGAGGTACAAAGTTTGAAGAATATAGAAAACTAAAACATGATGAAGATGTCAATGACCCTTTTAAATTAGTTATGACACTTGACGCCTATGCTTCAGATAAGAACTATTTTGGTAAGGTAAAAAGTATTATCAAAATGCTAAGAGAAGACTATACATTAGAATAGGAAAAACATGTTTACAATTATAATCGTATTTTTAAGTGCCATATCCATATCTGTAATAGCCGCTGGTTATTCCATTGCTGGATTGACGGCCTTATTTGCAGGTGCAGTAGTACCTATTATTGCTATGGGTAGTGCATTAGAGGTCGGTAAACTTGTAGCCGCCTCATGGTTATATAACAATTGGCGAAACAAACTAGTACCTAAAACCATAAGAGCATACTTAACATTTGCTGTTATAGTTTTAGTTTTCATTACATCTATGGGTATCTTTGGTTTTCTATCAAAGGCACACCTAGACCAAGTACAACCACAATCAGGTAATAATATTAAGATTGAATTGATAGATAGTCAACTTAATCAACAACAAATTATTATAGACAGGTCACAAAAGACATTAACTTTATTAGACCAGACACTTGAAAAATACATTGACATGGAGTATGTCACAAGAGGTCTAAAAGAAAGAGAAAAACAAAAACCTGAACGAGAAGCTTTAACGCTTGCCATTAACGAGGCAAGTGATAAGATATCAGAGTTATCAAATAAAAAAGGTATTTTACAATTAGAACAAGATAAGATTGAAGCCGAAGTTGGTCCAATCAAATATATTGCAGAGTTAATATATGGTGATACGGCAAAAGACCATTTTGATGAGGCTGTAAGGTGGGTAATAATAGTATTGATATTCGTATTTGACCCATTAGCAGTATTATTGTTAATAGCGGCCAATATATCATTACGGAGTAGAAACAATGTTAAAGAAGAAGAAAAAACCAAAATCGAAAAAGATTACCAAAAAGAAGCTACTAACGCAAAAGCTAGGGCGAAAAGAGTCAGAGATAGAGAAAAAGTTTATAAAGGTTTTTTTAAAAAAATAGCTAGTGGTGAACTAAAGACTAAAGATTATGAAGAAATGCGTAAAATGGGTCTAAATCCAGATGAAATCAAGATAAAACTTAATCAAATAATGGATTTATCATAAACAGGTGGTTGCCAATTAGGTATAAATGATGTATAATGTAGTTATGATTAGTGAAGAATTAAAAGATAAGCGAATCGCCAATGCTGAATGGGCATGTCGAGAAGCTGGAACAGATTGGGCTAAGGATTACTGGTTCGGTGTGTTTTCTAAATTATGTGAAATGTACAATCGTCAAGAACATTTTAGAAAGGTGATACACTAGTGAATATATTTTACTTAGATAAAGACCCTATTGTGGCAGCTCAAATGTCATGTGATAAACATGTCTGTAAAATGATTGTTGAATCTGCTCAGATGTTATCAACTGCTCATAGAATGATTGACGGTGTTCAGTACACAGGCAAGACTAAAAAAGGTCGTAACATTAAAAGGTGGAAACACCCTAATTCAAACTTAGAAGAAACTTTATACTTAGCGTGTCATACTGGTCATCCTAGTACAGTATGGGTTATGCAAAATGCATATCACTATAATTGGTTGTACAAACATATGATGGCATTACACAAACAATGGCAGTTAAGATATGGTCACATTTTAGACCATAAGACGGTACAATTGTTAGGCGATATACTAAAACATCCGCCTAAAAATATACCACTAAATAAGATTGTAACTGAACCAACACCTGCTATGCCAGATTATTGCAAAATACCAGGTGATGTAATTGAAAGTTACCGTAAATACTATTGTTTAGAAAAAACTAGATTTGCGACATGGAAATCACCGGCTACTATACCATTGTGGTTTAGTGAAGGTGTTAAATACTATCAAAACACGGCAGAAATATAGGAGACAAAATGCGTGAACAAATGATTGAGGCTCTAAAGCAACATGCTTTAGGACATATTGAAAAACATAAAATAAATGTAGAAATATTACTACAAAAAACTGCTGGTATTGCCGAGCATCCTGATACATTAGAAACAATCGAAAAAGAATTAAAGATTATTACTGATTATGATGACCAAATATCAATGTTAAATAAGTATTTTACTATCAAAGACCCATTTAAGGTGAAATAATAATGCCCATTTACAGTTTTAAAAATACCAAGACCGGCAAAGTCTATGATGATATGATGTCTATTGCTGATAAGGAAGTTTATTTGAAAAAGAATAAACACATACAACAGATGGTAACTCAGATAAATATATCTAGTGGTGTTGTAGGCGTGGGTGCTATGAGGAATGATAATGGTTGGAAAGAAATGCAAAGTAGAATTGCAGAAGCACATCCAGCCTCCGAATTTGCACAACAACATGGTAAACGAACTGCTAAAGAAATTAAAACACAGGCTGTTGTAAAGAAACACCAGAAACGACAGGCTGAACAGAGGAAGAAATATGCCAAGTAAAGATATACCAGATTTCATGCGTGGGTTTGATACTACAGATGATTGGGGCATGGTACCGGTTTCATCTACACCAAAAACAGAACCGTCTGTTGACCCTAAACTAGTTGAGAATTCAAATTTAGAAATTTCAAAAGTAAAATCAGATGTTCAGGACATTAAGTCTATGATGAATGAGATTATGCAAATTGTGGCAGAAAAAGAAGTCGTAACAAAAACACTTGAAAGTGCTGATGTTACAGCAAGATTTAAAGACATTGAGAAGTTGATACTTCCGTTTCTTTACAATCTTATGAAGAGTGACGAACCTTATATACATTGGCCTAACAGAGGTCCAATCATTAAGGCACAGGTAGAGAAACTACTAAAGTTAACAAAAGGAAACTAACAATGCAAGCAAATTACGATAAGTGCTTAGAAACTATTTTACACCATGAAGGTGGTTATGTAAATCATCCAAAAGACCCAGGTGGTGAAACTAACTTAGGTGTTACTAAGAGAGTATACCTAGAACATGGTGGCACAAAAGACATGAAAGATTTACTAGTCGAAGATGTGGCACCAATTTACAAAAAAGGTTATTGGGATAAAATGAAAGGTGATGAACTACCAAATGGTTTGGACCTTTGCGTTTTTGACTTTGGTGTAAATGCAGGACCAGGTCGTAGTGCAAAGTTTCTACAGACAATGATTGGTACTGTTGCAGACGGTGGCATTGGACCAAATACATTAAAAAAATTAGGTGAATATGTTGAAAAACATGGCATTGAACAATGTATTGAAGACTTCCAAGGTGCAAGACAGGATTATTATGAAAAGTTATCTACATTTGCAACTTTCGGTAACGGTTGGACTAGACGAGTTGATGAAACTACAGAGTTAGCTATATCAATGGTCAGTTGAGAGTCAGAACCGTTTAAGTCGGAAAGAGATAGAATAAACAATATGTATGCTGAAAAAGGCATTTAAGGCTTGCCAATAGTGTTAATATAATATATAATATGAGTATATAAATGAAAAAGGAACTGAAATGACTAAGAAAAACTTTGTACAACTAGACGAGAGTAAATTTCCAACTACCAAAGGTAAAAATATTGATGGTTTTAGGTTTTATGCTGTCGAAGATAAACACTTTCCAAGTATTACTACTGTATTAGGTGCTATTCCAAAACCTGGTCTTATCGCTTGGCGTAAGAATGTTGGCGAAGAAGCAGCTAAATGGGAGATGAATAGAGCAGCTCGCAGAGGTTCTGCTACACATACTCTTGTAGAACAATATTTAAAAGGTGAAACACCATCAATTCGTGATGTATTGCCATTAGGCATGTTTCGACTATTGAAACCATACCTAGACCAAGTAGATAACATTCATGCATTAGAAAAAATCATGTATAGTAAAAAACTGACCGTTGCAGGTCAAGTTGATTGTATTGCAGAATACAATGGTAAACTATCTGTGATTGACTTTAAAACTGCCAACAAAGAACGAGTCGATAGTTGGAATGAGAATTATTATATTCAATGTACTGCCTATGCAATCATGTATGAAGAACTATTTGGTACAAAGATTGAACAAATTGTAATTCTACAAGCTGGTGAAGATGGTTCATGTAAGGCATTCGTAAAAGACAAAGCTGATTACGAACCTAAACTTGAAGAGGCAATCAAAGGTTTTTATAAATATTACGAAGAGAAGACAGGTAATAAACCAAAATAGTCCTTCTCTATAAGGGGACTTAAATGCGAAAAATCATAACAGTAATAATTATGGCAATGTTTAGTACCATTGCATTTGCTGATGAACATAATAAATTTTGGTCAGCACAAGCACCTATAATTTGTGGTAAAACTATAGACATGTATGAGTTTATTGCTAAAGAAGGTATGATACCTTTTACTATATCTTTTGGTAAAGTAGGTGCCAAATCAGATGGAGAAATTGCATTTGTTATTACACTTTGGATAAAACAAGGTACAACTGAACAAATGACTACTATGCAGACAACAGATGGTTCTGAAACTTGCATATTATATAAGAGTTTTGATACTATCATCAATCCAAATTTTGATGGTGGTTCAGATTTATAAGAATTAGTCGTTGACGACAAATATGGTAAACAGACTGGACTCCGGGGCAGTTCCGGACAGCTCCACCATAAACACTTGGTCTAGTATCGTGAGAGAACGGCAAAGTGTTTTTGATGGGGCTGATATAGGATTCGACAGATGTTGAGAAATTTGTAAGAGATTAATAGGTGGCAACCTTAAATGCTAATTAAACGCAAACGATAATAACTTTGCATTAGCAGCTTAATCACTGCTTTGAGTTTTGTGGATTGTACTTCGAAACAGAAACAATCCACGCTTTACATTTAAACAAAAAAGTGATATATTATATAATATGAATAGCAAAGAATTTAGTTTAATAATTGAGGGTGTTGTTAGGGATAAAAGACCTATAACATATATGGACGCAATAATACTTTATTGTGAAGAGAATCAAATCGAAGTTGAGACCGTTGGTCGACTTATTTCTAAATCATTAAAAGAAAAAATACAAGTAGAATGTACAACAGCGAATCTACTTAAAATGCCAGAGGCAGGAAAGTTACCTATATAATGAATATTGAATTGATTGACAAAATGGGTGGTGATTTATCAGTTGTAAATGCAGCTCGTGTATCATTTGCCAAGAGAAAAGATGTACTTGACCAATCAGACGAAAAGTTAATTAAATATTTGGCAGACCATAATCATTGGTCTCCCTTTGGTCACACCACACTACAGTTTCTAATTAAAGCACCTGTGTTTGTTGCAAGACAACTTGTAAAACATCAGGTTGGTTTGGTATGGAATGAAGTCAGTAGGAGATATGTAGATAGTGAACCAGAATTCTATATGCCATTCTTATGGCGTGGTAAACCAGAGAATAAAAAACAAGGTTCTAGTAATGAAGAGATTGAGTATGATGTATCTGGCACAATGCAGTATGTCAAAGAAACTTACAATAACTTATTAAAAGCTGGTGTTGCACCAGAAATGGCAAGAATGGTGTTGCCTCAAAACATGATGACAGAGTGGTATTGGACAGGTAGTCTTATGGCCTTTGCT